CCACCGTTTGTAATGGTGTTAAAGTAGTCAAGATCGAATGGAACTCTCTTCTCTTTACGGTGGTAGAACTCATATCGTTCATCAGTATCCACCAAGAAATCATGACCAATATGGGTGTCGAAAGACACAGCAAGGGCATCAGTAAGAATTTGAGGAATCGAACCTTTTGAGATTGAAGCATTCTTTTCGTCCATTATTTTGATTGATTTCATGATCGCAAGATAAAGTGATTTATCCTGACAGAATTTTTCTGTCTGATCCAAAATCCAATCTAGTTTAGTATTTGGGTCCTGCGATAGCGACCCGACGATTTCTTTGCATGACTTGAAACTGTCTTCGCTCAAGCCATCCTTATTACTTAGGTCTATCGCAAGAGCTTCAACTGATGGAAACGAATTATACTTCTTAACATACTCATCAACAAGTTCAAATACTATCTTTTCTGAATAATCCGTGAAATATTCAGGTTTCAGAAATGGTATTGCTTTTCTACCAAAATCATTGTTATAAACAAGATTAGAAAGTATAACTCTCTCGATATTCAATTATCGTGCCTCCAGTTTATTTTAATAACGGACCTCTGAACCAAAAGGTAATACTTTTTCTTACTCCTTCGGTAACAGCTTTAACTCTGTGTTGCATGTAAGATGGAAATATCAGAACGCTACCTTGATTATCTAATGCATCAATATGATTTGGTTTCTTTAAAAACAATTCAAACTCACCACCTTTATATGGTTCTGTTGATAAATTAACGATGGCAGTTAATTTAAAATCATACATCTCGTTAACAGTGCCATCATTGTGCCATTCATATTGACCGTTTTTAGTTCCATCATATTCATTATAATGAATTGGTTCTTCTCCTGTAAATCTGTAAAGATCAAAACCAAACACTTCATTATTAACATGACTAACTAAATCTTCAAAGTTTGGAAGAAGTTCTTTACAATTCTTCCAAACTGTCATATAAACATCAGATACTTTCTTCACATCTTCGGCTGGTTTATCGATAAATCTTGGATCAGATCTAATTTTTGCCATATTAGAAACATACTGACAAGTTTCTCTATCATACAAACGATCGAAGTAGAAGTAATCATATTTCATTCTGAAGTTTCTTCATCATTATAAACTAAACTTCCTTCAGTGTCAAGAGAATACTTCTTCTTAATGTAATCAGCGAAATCTGTATTCTTGAACATATTCATCCAAAATTCTTTATTGTCCACGATATCATTTGCTCTGAGATTCTTTCCATCGACTTCCCCAGTCTCACGATCGACGACGGCATACCAACCAACCTTTGGCTTAGCAACGTAACCACCCTCAATGGCAATGTCAAGCAAACCACTCCAACGATTAATACCACCCTCATAACTAATGGTAATCGGAATCTTAGATTTTTCACGAACATAACGGGATTTCTCAACATTGATGACAAAATGGTACCCTTGAATCTCTCCTCCATCTTTATCCTGCTGCCTCCCTAAAATCCAAATATTATCTGAACCATAATAAGAACCTGTACCACCACCAACGATATCTTTTGGGAACATACCAATTTCTTTATAGGTATGATTTACTGCCACAAGAGGAATATCCTTAAGAGTAAGATGTGGAGTAATCATTCTAAACAAAGATTTTAATTGTTTAGCGCGAGACATATCAGCAACTGATTTCTCATTAAGAGCATCTTCAACTTCTTTCTTAGAAGCAAGATTACCAATAGAGTCAATGATAATCAGAACATTATCATTGCGATCTAGTTCTTTCATCTGTTTCATAATATCAAATTTAAGTTCTTCAACATCAGTAATTGGTGTATGAACTACTGAATCAAGAGGAATATTAAATTTCTGAAAATAAGTTTGTGGAGTACCAAACTCTGAGTCATAAAACAGGATAACTCCATCCGGATACTTCTTAAGATAAGAAGAAGCAAGAAGAAGAGCAAAACCAGTCTTAAAATGTTTAGATGGACCAGCCAACATAGTTAAGCCAGGAGTGATACCACCATCAACAGTTCCAGACAATGCCACGTTGATCATTGGCACTGGAGTTTTGATCATATCTTTTTTAGTATAGATTTTCGAATCTGTTAGAGTCGAAGTATAATCAATTGTAGAATTCTTAATCAACTTTTCTTTTAAAGACATTACTAACTCCTCAGCTGTTAATATATGCATCCATTTTCTTTATAAAACCATCTATTTGTTTGATTCTATCCGCTCCAGCCCATTTAATAATATCTTTATCTGGGTTCTGTTTGAGGTTAATGAGTAAAGGCATAATCATATCTCTTAGACCTTGTACTTTGTTTTCATTGTTTTTTATTTCATCTTCTGTTGTAAATCCGAAATCAAAATCATTACTCATCCGAAAAAATCCTCCAGTGTTGACTTTTCTTCTAGATCCCAATTAATAACATCTGTAATAGACTTAATTGGATCAAGAAATGCTTTGTTAAATTGTTTTTCTCTATCAATATATTTTTCAAGCGAAAATTCCTTTGGCAATTCATCAGGCGTAGCAATAACAATATCATGAACTGGATTAGGAATTTTCAAATATGTAAATTTAATCTTATCTCCATCTTGAATTGGTGGAATATGTTTAATGTTATGCTTCTGTAACATCATATTAAACAATAAAGCACCCTTAACATGAATAGGAGTAGACTTCTTATAGATAGTAGACCTACTATAATATTCATTCATATTCTTTACGCCTCTTGGAAAGGCAACATCCTCAAAAGGCATCTGTTCAAATTCATTCCTGAAATTATCAACAAATCTCTTCAGGTCTTCTTCTGAACCATTCATAATAATTTCTAGAGCTTTTTTAATATTTTCTCTACATGCATGAGGAGTTGAAGAACGAACAGCTTCAATACCTTGTAATTTTAACTTTGGTTTCTCATATTGAACACCCTCAACGTTCCAAGCATTAAGGATATACATCTTCTTTCCACGCCAAATACCTTTATTGGCAATTGTTTCTCGTTTCATGAACATTTTCTGTTGATATGCATTCATATATTCTGAAAGTTCTTTGTAACATCCATCAATATATGGTTGTATCTTCTGTTCACAAAACTTATCTAGAGCATCAACAATTTTCAATTCATCATCTATTCCAAGTTTTTCTACTAACTTATCCATCTCAACATAGATAGAATCAGTATCAGAAGCGATAACATAATCCGTTTCAGTCTTTAACATCTTATTCATATACTGATTGATCTTACGTTCAATCCAACGAATAGATAATTGACCAGACATAGTAATTGCTTCAGCAAGATCAAAATTAAACCAACGAAAATACTGATTGGCAATCGCACCATAAGCAGAGTTTAACTGAATTTTACGAGCCATCTGCATATTATGGTATCTTGCGACTAATTTCTCATCATCAATGCTTTTAGTCTTCTCATAACTTTGTTTTGCTTCAATCATTGCTTTCTTATACTTTGTACGGTCGTTATACATACGCTCCATCAAAGCAGGAAGAAAACCTTGTTTATCTTTTTTGAATGTGCATCCATTAGCAGCATAAGCTCTATCATCTGTCGGTTGTTCAAAATTACCCTTCAGCAATTCATCCACAGTAACATATTCATTACATCGACAAATATATGTTTCAGGACTAATGTTATACTGCATAATAAGATGTGGATAAAGACTGTTTAAATCAAAAGAAACAACCCACTTACTCAAACCTATCTTTGGTTCTTTGACATATCCACCAATTAATCCACCTTCCATCTTCTGGTTTTTCATTTGTGGAATAACAATATTCTGATCCAACAAATAATTGTGAATAATAATATCCCATGGTCTAACTGTTGTCATGGTGTCAGCATAGTTGACTTTAGCATCATAAGCTAAAGCCATTACTTGTTCAATCAATTTTAATTTATCATCAAGTCTTTGAACAAGTATAACGTCATGAATGTTATACTCTAGATACTTCTGAAAGTTTTCTTTATACAGATTATTGAGAGAACCATACTCAGAATAATCAATTTTACGCTCTCCAAGCTCAATTTGAGCGATATAATCGAGTTTGTAAGACTCTTGATTACCAAAACTGAACTTACGATATAGCTGATAGTAATCTAACTCCGAAATACCGAAAATATCATAACTTTGATTCTCTTTACCTCTAAATTCAACCTTTTTTTCGGTTATTATTTTCCACGGAGATAATCTTTTAGCTTCTCTGTCATTATATAGAACCTTAATCCTGTTAACAAGATATGGGATATCAAAAAATTCAATGTTCCATCCCGTGAGGATATCCGGAGACCATGCTTCCGACTCCCAAACTTGAAGAAATTTCTGAATAAGGTCATATTCATCCTTACATTTTAGATAAAACATATTTTTTGAGGTTGTTTCGAAGTCTTTTACGCCAAAAGAAGCAGTTTTACCCTTACAATGAAGAGTAATGGCTGTAATCGGTTGATCTGCTAACTCAATGTTAGGAAAACCAACAATATCATCACCGCCACACTCAATATCAAGAGTAACTATGTTCAATAATTTAGGATCGTAGTCAATATCCCCTTTAAAATTATCATAAATGTAAAGATAAGGGAAAGTAGTTAACCCAAATACCTCAAAATTATTAATATCTTTGTATTTTTCGTTAAAATCTCTCGCATCTCTTATTGAATCAAACTCTATCTTATCAACAGAACGTCCATCAAGAGTTTTAAACGGACCATTTTGTTTCAGAAGGAACAGATATGGCTTGTAATCAATTATCTCTTTAAATTTTAAACCTTTGTCGTATCCTCTGACATAGATTTTATTACCATATTGAAAAACATTTGTGTAAAATCTTGACATTCTAACTCCAATAAACAATCAATCTTAATCATACTATATTTTTTGTTATTTGTCAAGTATTAACCTCTCCAACAACACTGGAAATGCATTGGATCAACATCATGATTTTCTCCTCTCCACCAAAAACCATGGCTCTCCATAATTTGACAGAATGTTGTATCAATCATTCCTGGTTTCCATTCACGAGGAAATGGATTATGTACTGGATCCATATCTATTGCACAACCCCAAGAATGTACTGAAAGATTAGACCCACCACGTTCTAAACGATACATATATGTCCCACCTGATATGTCTAATCTCAATTCTTTTATTTTATCAATACCAAAATGATTTAATACATCTTTAAATGCAGCATCAAAAGTATTAACAAGTTTTTTATGAACTCTTAGTTTTTTTAACTGTTGTTTTGTGTTAACAGAAAACCAAATAGGATAAGGTGGAACCCAGTAAGTAAGATTCTCAGACTCCCATTTAGCGGAAGGTTGACCATTCCTGCCCATAGGATTACCATAAAATTCATTTAAACTATTGTTGTCTTGATGAGGAAACAATTCCTTACATTTCTGTGACATTACTAATTATCCTTTCTTGGAAACAGTGATACCAAATTCCTTAACAAATGATATTAATGTTTGTCTAGAATTCTCATTTTCACCAAACCCACCAGCAGCTGCATGTTTGTAATCAGCTCTATAGATTACTAATCTATTAAACCGATTTTCAATGAATACTTTTTCTTTACCTTTATATATTATAGTGCCAGCAGTTGAGACTTCTTTAGGAGACAAATATAAAACCGAAGCATAAAAATATTTATCTTCGTGGAACCAATCGTCAGAAAATATATCTGATTCTTCAAGTCTATGAAAATAACTATCTACTCTCCAAGAACATTGATAATCAAAATTAGTATCATCTATACCAGAAGAATTCATCCATTTCATGAACATAGAATTATTAATATCAACAAACATTTTCTTATTCAAAACAAATAATTCATTTGTTCTTTTGCCAGACCAAGTAGTATCGATACTTTGGCCTGGCATAATATGTTCATCTTTTTTATAGAAAGTTTGTTTATTTAAGAAATCTAGAACATGAAATGGATTTTCTAAAAAGTCATCTATTACAGTAATATCTTTAAACATAATATACTCTAAAATGAAAAGGGGAAGGTGGTCCCCTCCCCATATTTATCACCGATTTACTTAATATCGACTTTCTTAGGTTTCTTAGACTCCGGAACAACATTTTCAAGAAAGATCTTGAGCATACCGTTAATGTATTCTGCATTTTTCACCTCAACTGTATCAGCTAAAGTAAACTTACGAGTGAATACACGATCAGCGATACCCTTCCAAATATATTCAATAGGTCGTTCAACAGGGTCAATTTCTTCAACAGTATATCCACCCTTTACGATAAGAGTGTTATTTGCTAACTCGATGTCGAGATTATGTTTCCCGAACCCAGCCACAGCCAATTCAATGGTGTAGTTGTTTTCATCATTTTTAACAATATTGTATGGAGGATATCCGGGAACGCTCTTAGCGTATGTCTCATGGGCTGAGTGAAGATTTTTAAGGACTTTATCTGCACCAACAAAGAATTTATCAAAATGTGCAGTGTCCCAAGGTAAAAGTGCATTATGTGTCATGTGTTTCTCCTATTAAGCGAGATTTAATTTCGTGACCCTTTCGGCGTCACATATATTATATAGTTACTAATGTTTGAAAGTCAAATAAAATATTCGTATCAGTGTAACTTTTTACCATATAATTCTTTAACGATACATATCATACTCCTAGTGTTAAAATCATAAACAACAATTGGAGTAAGATTAGCTTGTTTATATTCTTTTGAAACGTCTATCATTTTCTGGAAGGCATTCTCTTCTTCGCCTTCTTCTCTCATCAATTTTGCACCATCTTCGAGATATTCTTGAGGAACTATCAAATAATACTTTTCAAGGTCTTTCATATAAGATTCTCTAAAAATTGATCAGTGGCAGCTTCCCAACTGAATTTCTTTGCTCTGGTAACAGCATCTTTTCTTTCCAATGATGTTGCCATCACAATTGCTTCTTTAAGATTAGTATTAACTAAAATGCCTGACTTATCGTCTTCAATAATGTAACGATTAACTTCGTTATCGAATGCAGCAACAGGTAGTCCACTTGCCATTCCTTCTAATACTACTAGCCCAAAAGTATCAGTCAATGATGGCCAAGCAAACACATCATGTTTACGTAACTCATTTGCTATTTGATACTTGTTCATCTTACCCAAAAATTTTGCTTTCGGATATTTTGCTTTGTATTCTTCCAATTGTGGACCGTCACCGATGAGTGTTTTACGAATATTCGAATCTTCTATAGAAAGAAACGCTTCTAAATTCTTTTCTGCCGATATTCTTCCACAGTAAACAGCATTAATGATATTGGATGTATTATTTCTTTCTTCATATTCTGGTCTGAAAAGAGTAGTGTCAACACCTCTTGACCATATTTTTAATTTTTTAATACCCAACTCAGCACAGTAGTCAACCATCGAGGGGGTTGTAACCATAACAGAATTGCTGTTTCTATGGAACCAACGAAAATACTTACCGCTAACTCTTGGTGATATACCAGTATGAATCTTGACATATTCCGGATATTTTGTATGAAAGGATGTTGTAAACTTCTTTTTGTATTTCTTGCAAGAATATCTAGCGGCAAGACCTATTGCTCCTTCTGTTGCGATGTGAATGTAGTCAGCATTCTTCACCTCTTCATCAGCAATGCCCATAGGTAAAATTGGCATAAAAATACCAGTAGATGGTTGTAATGGAACTGTTAGTTTGTATAAACCTGGATGCACGACATGAACATCATATCCACGTTTCTTGAGATGTTCAACTGTTACCTTTAACGTAGTAACAACACCATTAATCTGTGGATCCCATGCATCAGTGAAAATTGTTATATTCATAAAACTCTCGCTATTGAGAAATTACCATCAAAATCTTCTACGATTGCAGTGCATGATTCCACCCAATCGCCAGTATTCATATACTTAATACCGTTCATATCTCTAATATTGCAAGAATGAATATGACCGCAGATAACGCCAGCAACGTTTCGCTTAGAAGCGTACTCAACAACGACATTCTCATAATCTCCTATAAAATTTACTGCTTCTTTAACGTTATTCTTTGCCCAAGCAGATAAAGAAAATTCCGGCATGTTCAATTTAGCAAATAACCAATGTAATTTTGAATTTAAAGAAATCATAACATCATACGCCCACGAACCGATGTGAACAAGCCATTTAGCATTCATCGTTACCATATCAAACTGATCGCCATGAATTACTAGGTATCTTCGTCCCATGGGTCCTTCATGAATGGCTTCATCAACCACTTGAATATTTCCCAAAACAGTTCCAGAATAAGTTCTAAGGAATTCATCGTGGTTTCCTGTTACGTAAATGACTGGAGTATCTTTTTTAGAAATTTTAAGAAAATACTGAACAACATTGTTATGTTCTTGTGGCCAGTAAAACTTACCTTTCATTGCCCAACCGTCAATAATATCGCCGATTAGATAGTATTTTTCTGCTTCTGTGGTTTTCAAAAAGTGCAGTAACTTTTCTGCATTACAATGTTTAAATCCAAGATGCACATCCGATATGAATATCGAACGATACTTCTTTTTTTCTTTGGACTTCAAAACATTTCTCCGTGTTGTTGACACGAGATATTTATTGCGTCGCATTGTTTTACAGTTTTATTACTTATAACACTTAATGCCGATTTTACCTTCTTGCCACTCACCATGAAGTGGCACTTGAGCATGAACAGTTCCGAAAGAACATGCTTTAGGTTCAACTTTAACTTGATGCTCTTCACAATTGTTTCCCAAACACATGAAGACAGTCGCAAATATAAGTTCTTTCATATCGGATCCTTTACCATTTCTTCATAATTCTTACCATCATTATCGGTAAACAATTTTTCACATTTACGTTCAATTATATCTACCAGTTCATCACGATAATTAAAGTCATGAATGCCATATCTAATCTCAAGATAGTCTCCACATTTCTGATGAAAACTCATACGAACATCATATCGAAAACGTTCGCCATCATAACTTCCATTTTCTTTGAATTTACCAAAATCGTATTGATGTATTTCGATATAATATCGACGGACTAACTCATGCGTCTCAATACATTTCTGATAGAAAGTACCAAAACTTGGATCTTCGTATAATATATAACCCTTCCCTTGAAGGATTTCACCAAAGTCGCTCATCAGAAACCAAACTGTTGTTTAACAACGGCAACTGCAGCATCCATAGCTTCGCCTAACACTTCATCAGTAAGATGCTTATCATTAACACCATCTTTCTTTAGAACTGCCTTAATGGCCTCAATAGCATTTACTCTTGTTTCTTCACTAATCTCAAACATATTATGACTCCTTAACGTTGGTTGCTACATTAGATACTAATATATTGTCTTGTTTCTCTGGTATCTTGACCCCTTCCGGCCAGGAATACGAATTAATGACTTTTCTGTCAAATCTTGCAATCGAGACCTGATCGTTTTGATTACCACCCAGCCCATAAACGTACTTATCGTCAAAAGAAGCAATGAAGAATACATGCCCCCCTCCTTTTCGTTTCTTGGTGGCAATAGCGCCAACAATAGGTTTACTTAGTTTTTGACCATACTTCACATAACTCAATGCTAGCAATGATCCTGTGTTCGGTAGTCCTGCCTCTTTAAGAACAGCACCAACGAAAGCTGCACACCATGGTGTTTGGTGGTCATTCTTGACTTCCGGATGACCACTTTCTTTAAAGAATTTAATAACTGTCGGATTTGCTTTAAGATCTGTTCCTTCATGAAGGCCAATATAATTAGCAGCAATTTTCATCCAAGATAAATCAGATATCTTTTTTGGGGGCATCTTTAACTTCCTCGAAATGTTTCTTAAGTTTGACGCTGGCACTTGCGATAGTATCTCCGCTAATACCTATTCTAACTAACTTTACTAATTCTAATATTTCTTCAGTAGTAATATCACTATTTGGTTTAAACTCAAACACCCTAGATTGGGTATATTTCTTTTCCTTGGACACTATATTTCTTCCTTCTCTACATAGGGGGAAAGGATTTTTTTATTTAAACACACGCTCAAACACATGCCACTCTTTGATAGTCCACTCATCCTGAACAGTTCCCAAGAACTTCAGACTATTCAGTTGCTTGCTTTCAATTTCCTGAAAAGTTTCAAAAACAACGAAGGTAGAACTACACATAGTAGATTCTTCGTCAACCATTGCAAACACAGTTGGTATGTCTTTGAAGTTGACAACTGATAGGATCTGAGAACCATATGGCATTTCTACTTGATAGGTTCCTGACGTTCCGAGTGGAAATCTTTTAATTTTCAGTTTCATTCTTTTTCCATTGCCCTATGCCAATAACGTTCGAGAATACTTAGTTTATCTTCTATTGAATAGCAATCAGGTATTGGATAACCTTTTACCTTCAGCCAAACTATTTCTGCCATTTCTAGATTAAACTCAAGCTCTTTCGACACATTTTCTGTTTGATTCGACAATATCTCTGGCATGACCTATAAGCACCTCCTGTAGCGCATGTTGGACTGCATCTCTACCATACTTACGGACGAGCCTCTTAATCCAAATGTTACCTTTCTTAAAGAAGATAGAATCTAGGTGTGAATCATCTTCTTCATTTAAAAGCACAAGAGTCCATCCGTCTCTATTCTTTTTCCATGAAGGTCTACGTCTTGCTTTATGACTCATAGTGTATACCATATAGCTTCGAGTAACCAAATTGAGCATAATGCAAAGAACAATGTGATTGCAGATGTAATGCTAAAAAATAAAGCTCCAAGTGCAATATCAATGAACTTATCCATTAGGATCTCCATACTCCATATATTGAAATGACAGTCATGACGATAGCAACTGCAGCGCCCATGTAAATGATAGCAAAGATAATATCGTTCATCCTATTACCTCTATTTCTGATAGTAGTTCTTCTAACCATTTCATATAACCTGTAGATGCCATATGAAACCCAGCTTCGAACTCTGTTTCTGGCAACAGATCTGTCTCAAGTTGTAACTCATAATAACGATTGTATAACTTCTCAGTTATATAGTGAATTAATTCTTGATTGTCTTTAGTCATAGCGAGGTCCTGCAGTGTGCATACGCTCCTTAATTGACCTTAGTCCATTCTGAGCATATTTACTTTCTAACCAATCTTCAAGAGCGTCTATTTCAGCTTCATATTCATAGATACCGATTCGCTTAGTCTGATACGCCTCATCAATCCAGCTTAGTCTTACGGAGAACTCTTTTTCGATTTCATGTTCTGTCATGGTTTACTCCTTTGATTAATCCCAAAGTCCACGATAGTATTTACCGAATAACATAAACCCATTATCAATTCTTTTATTATATTCTTTTATGCCATCTCTGTCAACCCAATAGTCGGGATTTGTTTGTGATAGTTGAACTCTTTGATATGGAACACCATTATCATCTTCCCACTTATTCCAATCATATACAGGTGTTCCATGAATAAACTGATCTTCCCAAGAGTCATCAATCTGTTGTTCGAACGCCCAAATCATTTCACCAAGAACCCATTCCCACTTATATTGAATCCAATTATCATGACCATAAGGATCACCATGACGCATGTGTGCAGGAACATCCTCATCATCAACAATATGAGAACCGTTTTTTGTTGCCTTGAGTTGTTTAAGCATAGGGAGGATAATATGAGCCAACGTATCATCCATTGACCAAGTATCATATGGATCAATATGAACTTTTATTTTACGATCTTGTTTTCCATTAAACCAATCAAACAATGATTGTAGCTTGGTGTTCTTCGACAACCATTCACCAATACTATCAGCTCGATCTTCCGAGATAAATGGAATCATCGATGCTAGAGTATACACATTATACCATTTTTTATATGGTCCAATATAAACTTTCATTTTTCACCTTTATAGATATAATACTTCTTTCGTTCATCGGAAAGTTCTATTAGATAATCATTCTCTTTATCAAAGATTTCTAGATACTCTTGTTCGGTTATTTCACGATAAGAGAATACGTCCTCAGAAATATGTTTTTGAGCAAACTCGGTTAGTCCTATCTCTCCGCCAGTAACATGGTCGGTCACAGTATCAAGCGCCCATTCATTTTCACCATCATCAGGCACCTCCACTGCATACGTATGACGAAAGGTGGATACGGTCTCTACCAATACGATTTTAGGCATGATCGTCTATCTCCTGTTCCCAATAACGGCCATAAAAGTTATCACCGTAAGAATCAATCTCTTCCTTAGGATAACCCTGAGAAACAACCCAATCTATGACTCTACCTGACTTTTTTATTTCTTCCGGAATCACTTTCGGAAAACCATATCTCCATCCAGAAGGTGGATCATACATAGTGACTGTTTTCTTGCTCATTAGTCCATATTCCCAAAATCATTGTTTAATCTTGACACAGGAGCTGAACCACCACCACTTCCCATCGAAGAAGAACCACTATATGAAGGATTGAAATTCGTTGATCCTCCACTTGGCGCGACATGATGAGATGCGTTAAAATCAGTTCTTCCCTCACTCCATCCTGGACGGTCCCAAGAAAAGGCTGGTATATTATGAACTGGCTCGCCACTCAACGAATGATACTGTGCCAGAATAATTAACGTCTTAATCATTTATAAATCCTGTTAACGACGCTCTCCAAAAACCAAATAGGCTCTGAGTCATAAGCACCATAATCACTGAACTGTTTCATCTTCTCCATCATCTTGTCCATAACGGTCCTCTTATCATAACCCCCCTCATTGACAAGATGCTCCAGAAAACGATTCAACGTGTCCGCAACTTCGCTGCAGTCCTTCGACTCTGTATAAAGCTCCCATTCCTCGGCATCGAAATTCGCATTGATCGTTTGACGGATTTTGAGATTCTGCATGGTTTCTTTCCCCTTGGCCTTTTTCTAACAACCGACATCATCTTCTTCGAAAGCCATATTAAGCTCTTCGTCCTCTGACAGCTCAAAATAGTCTAACCTTGTTTCGAGCTTCTTCACCTTTTCTTGTAATTCTGAAATGCTCTTTTTCATATCATCAATCATCGATGCTGGTATATTATTATAATAAGTGGTGCTGTCCAATATGGGTCTCTTATTAACGCTCATCACGTGACTCTTTCTTTGCCATCTCTATATAACCACGTTCCCATTCGCTCCATGCATAAGTACCCTGCTTATGGGGGTTTTTATAATAACCCAAAACACAGGCACACTGACCGTCTTCATAAAAAGAAAAATAGTCTTCTTCTTCTCTTCTCTGCAAGTCTAAGTCTGACATATAGCTCATAGTCCCAACACTCTCTTAGTTTCAACCCAATCTTCTTTTTGTTGTGGGGTCATATAATAATCTAACACAACATCGATAGCGTTTAGAAATTCTTCATTAACGTCATCATTCTCGTCGAGCTTATCTGCACAGTTCATACGATAAGCTCTCTGAAGCTCAATCATGACAATTTCGTCTAATTGTTCGTAAGTTAATTCAATACTTAACTTCTGCATCAAAAGAACCTCTCGTTAGTGTCAAAGCCATTATACCACCAAAAACGTGCTGAGTCAAGCAAATGATACTCCGTACAGAGACCTTTTCTCTGGGAGTTCATCATGGCCTTATAAAGAGTATATATCGCACAATGATTAGTCATTATCACCTTCTATATGTGGATGGCCAGGAACCGAATCACTATCATCGTCTGGCTCTAATTCGTGAATTAACTTGTTGCAACGTCTTTTCCAATCATCACGTTGCCACTGAGACTTCTCATATGAGAGCTCGTGATAATCGTTTGCAATGAAGTATACTATATCTTTGTATTTTCTCAAAGTCTCTATTTCTGATGCAGCCTCTTTCATCAAAGAAGACTCTGGAGGCCATACTCCATAATCATCTTCGAACGCCATGGCAGCTTCTTTTCGAAGTCTTGTTACGATGTCTTCTTCCATCCCCATCTCCTTATCCATATTGGCCCGAAGTGATACGAGATGTATGGATCGCCTGAGTTAAACCTTGGTGTTCTGCCGATCTCCCATAATCTCGGTTCCCATAACCAAAAGATCTCTGTCTTACGATTTAGTAGCATTCTTCATCCTCCTGAAACGGTATTGGTCTGAGAACTTCCTGTGTTTTCATTTGTATCTCAACAAGAGCTCTTCGATACTTAAACCCATCGTCCTCTAACTTTGCAATATAAGTGTTAAGTCTCTGTATCCTCTCTTGAAGAACAAAAATCTCAGTTTCATAGTCTCTGGCAGGTTCGGGATCATGCACTTCTTTTCGAAAATAAAGCTCGAAGTAGTCCTCCGGAAACATCACCAGGTGCCCGAGTACGGAACTATCCATCTGGACCTTAACACCACCAAGGCTGTTGTAGCCGACCACCGTGCCGAGCTCACCGGCATAACTGGAATAAATCGTATGCTTCTCGATCATTCTGACTCGATCGCCTTTTTTAAATTTTAATGTCATATATCAAGCTCCCCAATAAACCACAGGTTCTACATTATAACCTTCTAACCAAGCACCGTCATTATAATATCTATAACGAATAAATCCCCATGTCTCACTAAACATAGTATAATCCCATATACCATATTTGTCAAAGAATACATTAAAGTTTGTCGAGTTCAAAGTAGATACCCTTTGTTGACGAACTCGAGTCCACGAGCACTCATCTCTCTCATCACCGCACGATACTGAACATAACACGCTTCACGCTCTCGACGCTCTTTGTCCCAGTTGCCCTCTGCAGCGTTATAGTATGACAGGTTACGTGCCTGACGATGGGCTTCTTCGATAACCTGCTCGTCTGTTAATTCTCTGAAGTCTGACATCACTTCTCTACCAATACTTTACGAGCTTGGCGTAGGTCGCCACATGATACAACTTGCATCAAAGGATAGTCGTCTGATGCAGCATTATGTCCGGCTTCTATTGCTGTCTCTCCTAGCGCGAACGGCTTTAACGCTGCCTCTAGTTCAGCGATACGCTCATTAGCCTTCTCTATGTCAGCCAAATATTCCAATGCCAGTTCCTTTTGCTGCTCCCATAGTTCATTCGCGCACTTTAGTTCGCGCTGTAAAAGCTCAATAGTATCGGCGGCTTCATTGAGGAAATCTACATACATATTTTCGGCATGTTCCCGCAATCGCTTAACAAGGTCGGTGTAGTCAATCATTCCTCCTCTCCCAATGCCTTACGGGCTTGGCGTAAGTTTCCGATGATTATACGAAACGCTATAGACATATCATCGCTGCCAAGATGAAGGTCGCTGGCGTCAGCAAATGGCTTTAGTGCTGCCTCTAGTTCTTCAATACGTTTTCCTTGCGCATCAACACAAGCCCAAAGAGTTTTCTGCTCATATTCGTGAACATCTTTTTCGCTTTCATATCGCTCAACTAAACCTTGCAATGACTCAATGGCATCGGCGGCTTTAAGCGCATCTTCTGGGTCAACCGTAGGCGCCATTTCCACACATTTCAATGTGTCTCGGGCAGCAATACCGTCACGACGCAATCTCTCAACAAGGTCTGCATGGTCAGTCATTTCTTTTCCCTCAATTTATTCTTCTCTACTATCCACTCCTGGTACTCTTCATGAGTAGAATAGTATGAGATCACCGCGTTGAGTGCACTCAGCAGCGCCTCGTCGTCGTCGATCCGGATCGTCTCGCGATAGGACTCTTTTAGTTCTTCCAAGACGATCTTATCATTGTTAATCTTTTCTATGAGATCACTCATGCGTACAACCCAACCTTCTCCTCGTCCGGGTTGTAGGACGCGTACGCCCTGATCACGTCTCGGATGCACGACTGCATAGTGACGTCTTTGTAGTTCTCAGACAAGAATGTATACAGCCGGACGGCCTTGTCGAGTATCTCCTCCTCGCTCATGAGCGTCAGCTCGTAGTCGTTGAAAGATAAGTCCATCACCAGTCTCCAAAGTACCTATCGATCGCCACCACCGCCGCGAATATGACGGGGACGAGGAGCAGCCCTAGTACGGTCTCAGCCATGATCATTCCTCCCAGAGAGCCATGCCGAGCCAGATCAGCCAAACATCGTCCTCTATGAGTCGACTGTCGAATCTCGCGAACTCTTCCATAAGAGTCATATTACCACCTCGCATTTTCGTGTAGAGTGCCCGGAACGATCCAGAGAGAACTAGAAGGGCCAGTCCAGTTCACCTCGTCCATGGTTACATATACGACGACCCATCCAGAGTCCGCATCGAGAGCATTCAAGTAAGCCATCACTTATCCTCCACAATCTTTCCAGCATCATTAGTAGGAGCAGCCCCAAGAGCAATCTCACGAATCTCAGTCCAAGCACTGTTTCCAGTATACAGAGCATGATCGGCCCACTGGAGTCTCCAGGCATACTCAGCTTCCTGTGCCTGAGAGAGATATTGATAGATTCCCAAGAGTTCAGATCCTTCGTAGCTGGTGGCATGGAATACAGCGTATACGTTCATTTCATCACCTCATCATCAACTATACTCAGTATACCTGAAATCCTGGAAATGTCAACCCCTAAAATTACTTATTTTGAAAATAATTTTCGTTTATATTCGAACGTAAACATTCCACTTAAAAAAGTAGTGGTTTACTCTTCTTAGAAGGATACAGGTTTACTATGCTCACTGCCATTGCTCGCTTGCAAGTCACAATGGCTTCCGCTTACACAAGGTTTGGGCGTCAGTTTTACCGGCGCCTCGCCCGCACGAGCCTGTACCCATCTAAGAAGAGCGGGGATGCCAAGAGACACCCCCAGCTGCATCGCACTGCAGATAGTGTTAGACCAGAGCCTTCACATCGTCCTTGGAGAGGAACGCTGGAGCCTTGAAAGAGTCAAGCTCTGCCTCAAGAGTGGGAACAGCAGACTCATCAAATGGCTCATCAGAGACACGTGGCTCAGCATACTGGCCTTTCATGTATTTCTTACCAACAGCCTTAAGACGTGCGAGGTTCTTTGCCTTAATGTCAGCAAGCTCTTCCACTGTCTTGTCAGTGACCTTTGGCTTGTCAGTCAGAAGCACCTTGGGGAACTTCATTGGCTTGACTGTTTTGGCCTTTGGTGTCTTGTTGGTGACTGTCTTACGGCCACGAGTAGATGGCTCGACAGTGCCTGGAGCCTTACCATTGGCAACGATCCAGCGATAGTATGATTTAGCATTGGCATCAGTAACACCGATACGATCAGCGATCAGAGCGACCACATCGCGCATAGGCAGTTCAGCGTTAGCTTTCATGATTTGGATAGCATCATCACGTTTAGACATTCACATCACTCCATTCCATCATCTTATATTGTCAGTATACCCTATTTTCCAGATTTGTCAACCCCTATCGAACGTAAACTTAAAGTTTACTATTACTTTTTTTATTTCACGTTCAAAATCAGTGACTTAGGGTATTTCACTCCATTTTTCAGTGGTTTAACGAACATTAAGAGCTTTCACTACATAGTTCTCTCGATAGTACTCTTTGTAGTACTCCACAGCCTTTCGAGAGATGTTAGTAAACGTTGCATACTGTAGATGATTGCTCTCATCATAGAATGCAATCTTCAGGTTATAGGTCTGCACTCTCATCATGCATACTCCACTGCATTGGTTAGCTCTGAGTCAAAGATACTCTCTTTACCATTCTCATCAACGAACGTAAACTGATACCCAAGCTCATTCACGAGCTCTTGCATATGGATATCCTCTGGTACAGTTAACCTAACAGACACTACTACTGTCTTGGTTCCATCCATCATTGTATCACATCCAGTATCTGAGTAAGAACAACGAACACTAACAGACCAACTGTTACCAGTGACAGACCAATCACATTCTGGATCTCTTGGGTTCTCATAGCAGTTCCTCTTTCAACGTTACATATATGATTATACCGTATTCTGTGGAAATGTCAAGCACTATTTTTCGTTTACTATTACTTTTTTTCGTTTACTATTGTTAGTAAACTAAGTGGTAGACCCAACCCGCCTCAACAAACCACTCCCTAGAGTGTACCCTATTTTTGAGAAAAAGTCAACCCCCAACGAACGTAAACTTAATCGTTTACTATTAAATTTATTTTCTCGTTTACTATTACTTTTTTCTTGACTATTTTGGCGTTTCGGGTATAATCATATTTGTAAGCCACTAAAGGGGAAAAAACTATGCCTAATAAATTATTCGTTCTTTTCGGTGTTAATAATAATGATGATAATAATGACTTATTAGGGGTTTATAATAATATTAATATTCTTGAAACTAAACTAAAGGCGTTTAAAAATAAAAGTGATTATTATAATGATTATTATTATATTGAACTTAATAATAATGATGAAGTTGATTATTATAATCCTGAAAACGGGTTTGGTTTAAGTTAAAAATTGGTTTAATAATTCTTGGTGACGTGTGGTATTCCACTCAATAAATAAGTGGTTTAACAATTCGCTGCGATTACAAAATGAGGATTAAAAATATCACTCAAAAAACGAGTGAATTAGACACAACACAGACACTAAGGGACACAACACAGACACCAAGAACAGCGACACAAAGCGACACAGGCGAGACACACAGCGACCGACGCCAAGACTCGTTTACGTTCGAATATAAACGAAAATTATTTTAAAAATATTTCCTTTTAGGGCTTGACAAATACACAGTTTAGGGTATACTGATAATATGAGTTCGAAAGGAAATCCTATGAAATATCCTAATTCAGCCGAGTTGATGACTATTATTGCAACCAGTAAATTCCGTCCGTTTGACAAATATGATTATATGGCTTTTAGTGGGGCTATTAGCGAAAACCCATTAATAGCAGAAACAGACGAATATACAATAGTTCTTGACGGTCACATAGTAAATATGGTATATCAAGAAGACCAATTCGGCGGTCAATTATATTCTCTTATACAGGAGTTATAAAATGATTACTATTAAGGATAAAATAGACCATAATTGGGTTGAGCGTATAGAGGAATTGGCCGATAGATTAGAGAAAGGCGAAAAGGTAATTAATAGGTTTACGGATGATCAATTACATTATTTGATTTATTGGAACTTTGGTTATTCTGGTATTACTGTGTCTGATTATACTATTATGTGTGAGGATGAGTTGAATAATAGAGGTATTAGGTATAATCAGAAATTAGCCGAGTTAATAGTTGATACAGCCGAGGAGATATACTAATGAATATCAATACTAATTTAACTCAATTAACCCGGAACGATATAGTATACTTACTAGAGGCCAGCGGTTATAATGAGTCTAGTTCTGATATTGAGGACGTAGAATTTATTGCTGTATCTAATGGTAATGTTAGATATAAAATGACTTATTACGATATTGATGGTAATCTATTAGATGATAATGTGTTTGTGTTTATTAATGATAAAGGCGAACTAACAGCTGATTACTGATCGGAGATATAATATGAAATATCGTATCGTTGGGAATAAAGAAGCATATATGAGTTGTTTGCAAGGATATGTCAATACAACTTATGACAATTTGGTATCTGTTCTTGGTAAACCTAATACAACTGGGGATAAAATTACCGCTGAATGGATTATTAAATTTGGTTCCGGCGAGGTCGCAACCATATATGATTATAAGGAAAAAACTACGCCAAAAGAAGAATATCAATGGCACATCGGTGGTCATAGTGATAAAGTCATAGAATTGGTTGGTCAATTACTCAATTGTTCTGCCCGTAATTGGAGGAATTAATATGTCTGGCATACAAATTCTTGTTTCCGATCACCAAGGTGTCTATATACCTCAAATATTTGCGGAGAATTGTGAAAAGAGTTGGGTGGCTGGTTCTCAATGGGATCTTAATGTTTTAAGGACTGGTCCTGATCCTGAGAATGATTCCTACTGGGATGTGTGGAGTTGGGTTGTTGATAATGCCACACATATTGATAAACACGGAAATACCTGGAGGCTATACCAGGATGGTGATTTATTCGCATATTGTGAGGAGTTGATGTCCGATGAAGAGAAAAAAAACCTATTCGGGGAGATCTAATCCCGTAGCGAAAATTCTATTGACTTCTGGTCAATATAATAGTAGAGTAGTTAAAGCTCGAAAAGGTAAAGGATCCTATAGGAGAGAAAAATGTCCAATGTAGAAATACAACTACAAAACATCGCTTCTAAAAATTGGATGACGATGAAAAGTGTTGCAAATCAAGACTGGGTAATACAAACTGCCCTCGATGAATTAAAAAATAGATTTCCGGAACAACCAGTACGTGCCATGTGTGATGGTATTCTGGTAAATATGAGGCCATAAAATGATTACTATTGCTTATGAAATGCTGGCGATTGTGGATTTGCTCGTCGCTATCTACAAAAAAGTATTCCTATATCAGACAGATGATGCTGTGTTTATGCTTATTCTGTCTCTTCTGATGATGGTGTTTGCCATCAATTCTAAAATTAAAGACAATGTTTAAACTGCAGGTCGGCAGAGAAAACAAAAAAGGTAATTGGGAGTGGCGGGATATATCGCCACACCACGAAGAACCATACATATTTGACACATATGATGAAGCATACAATTTCCTAGATTGGCTCTATCCGGAGCAAATCTACGACAAAGATGTTCGAATAATCGAAATTGAACAAGACGCTTGACTTTTTATTAAAACATAGTATAATATGTATATGATGATGAGGAGAAAAGTGATGTCTGCCGCTACTAAAGCTATCTTTGCGATCGATACAATCGAAGAATTGAAAGAAGCAATTGCTGCCGTAAATGTTCGTTCGAGAGAACTACAGGCACGTGCAACAATGTCGTTTATTCGTGGGGATAATGTCGCCTTCAACCACACAAAAACAGGACAGTTGATTACCGGCACAGTTGTCCGTGTTAATCAGAAAACTGTAACAATTAAAACACCGACAACGGAATGGAAAGTATCTGGTTCATTGCTTCGGAGGATATAATATGCAATGCGAAGCTACGATTACATCGGAAGATGCAACAGAAGTAATAAGACTTATCGAAGAATATCTCTGTCAAGGAGGTACTGGCTTTGATGATAATAAATTAACTCGTGTGCTTGATGCTCTTAGTTGGGCTGATCGTATTGTTATTACTGGTTATGATGGAGAATAATATGTCGACATTCGAGTTTCTCTACGAAATTGACGATAAGGTTCATGACTATATCCATAGTAATATGGTAGAGACAAGCGCCGATAAACTACGCCTAGATCCTCGTGCCGGATATCGTTTGTGGGTTGACGAGGATACAATTGTTATTCATAAGACGCATGATGGTTGTCTACAATATTACGGCGGATTTGAATATGTCGACAAAACATATCGTAGAGAACTCGGCGATTACGTTTTCTATCTCGGCGACGACAATAGAGTCAGAGAACACTTAGATCACTATTACGGAATTGAGCGACCCGAGGAGGACGAGGATTGATAGTAAACACAGTTCATAAACTTTTTAAACTGTGGGGGTTGACAAATACCAGTTTTAGGGTATAATTATAATATGATGATTGATAACGGAGTGATCTAATGCCTCGTGGTGTTCCGAAAGCTGGTTTCCGTACTTCCCGTAAATCTATCGCCGATAAGGTTACTAATATTAAAGTGTCCTACTCCGCTCCCTCTACCGAAACTGACGCCGAGATTGAAGCGCGACTCGCCGAGCGCTTTGATATTCTTGATGTGCTTGCCGAAGCGTGTACCTGTGGCAATTCTCGTGCTCTTATTGTATCTGGTCCTGCCGGATTAGGCAAATCCTATACAGTAGAGAAACGACTGGCCGAATGGGATCCGTCGGCGATCAATTACACAATCGTCAAGGGATATGTGCGTGCGACTGGTCTTGTTAAATTGTTACATTCTTACAAAGAAGAAGGACAGGTAATTGTCTTTGACGATGCCGATGCTATATTCTTTGACGATGTGTCGCTTAATCTGCTCAAAGCTGTGTGCGATACCACAGAGCGTAGAGTAGTTTCTTGGATGAGCGAGGGCAAACTTATTGACGATGAGACTGGTGCGCTTGTCCCTCGCTCGTTCGAGTTTAAAGGTACAATTATCTTTATCTCTAATTATGACTTTGATGCTATGATTGATAAAGGTCACAAGTTAGCGCCACATCTGCAGGCATTGGTGTCTCGTGCTCATTATATCGATCTACAAATGAAAACACGTCGCGATTATCTGATTCGCATCAAACAGGTAATCAAACAAGGATTATTGGCCAATCTAGGTCACGAAGAATTGTATGATGTTATGTCATTCATCGACAGAAACTCTGATTCTCTTCGCGAGTTGTCTCTCCGTATGGCAATTAAACTTGGCGCTCTTCGTAAACAGAATACAAACTGGGAGCGTATCGCTAAGATTACGTGCTGTAAATGAAAAAGAGATGCGGAAACTGCATCTACTGGGATAAACCAGAAGGAGTTGATACGAAAGGCGATACTTACGAGTGTCGCCGCTATCCGCCAGTTAAATATAAAGAAAATATAGAGTTCCCTGAAACATATCACAACGACTGGTGCGGAGAGCATAAGAAAGAAGAGAAGAAATGAATGCACTAGATCGATCTAGGCGTCACTTATTATTAAGTCAGACCAATTATATTAATCATTTAATATGGGCAATCAAAGGTGGTGTCATACTAATTTGTATTGGTATGGCAAGCATCATTCATGCATTCTTTCCATTTATGTTTGAAGGTACAACTGCCAAGAATGTTATTAAAATATTCTATGAGCATTTGTATAAACATCCAAATCCAGAGTATAAGAAATTAATTAAGGAATACAATAATGAATAAGATAGCAATCATTGGCGTTGGATCTGCTGGTATACAGGCACTGTGTCATTACTGTGCTTGGTTGGATGATTGGGAAATTACATCTATACATCAGCCAAACATTCCAATTGTTGGTATTGGCGAGAGCACAAATCCTCCATTCTTAGATAGTATTATGAAAGGATTATTGTTCGATCACAATAAAGATCTCGAACAATTAGATGCCACAATTAAATTGGGCACAAAGTATGTCAATTGGAGAGAGCACGAGTTCAATAATCCATTTATCGGTGGTAATCTTGCAATACACATGAACACATTTAAATTAAAAGAATTCGCATTCGCACGATTGAAGGATATGTGGGGGGATAAATTCTCTGTTATCGAAGGAAATGTCGATAGCCTACACAACACAGATAATAAGGCAGTTGTTGTTGTGGATGGCAAACCAGTAGAGTTTGATTATGTGATGGATTGTAGAGGTTTTCCCAAAGATTATACTAATTACACAGTGTTCGAGAATGCGCCGCTCAATCGTGGATTGGTGCACAATGGGCCTGTTGTTAAGGATTTGATATACACATTACACGAAGCAACTCCTGATGGCTGGATGTTTGGTGTGCCTCTGTCTAATAGAATGAGTTACGGATATATGTTCAATGATAACATAACAGATATTGACACAGCTCGTGAGAATTTCTCCAAGCAAATTGGTGTTACTGCATTAGATAATACAGAATACAAATTTAAATACTTCTATTCTAATAATATATTGGATGGTAGAATTATTAAGAATGGTAATAGTGCATTCTTTTACGAGCCAATGTTTGCCAACTCTCTATTCGTCTACGACAGAATTAATAGATATTTCTATGAGTATATGTTCGGCACAAAATCTGATGTAATGGTAGATTATGATTTCAATAGAATAGCAAATGAGATACACGAGATTATTTGCTTGCATTACTCTGGTGGATCTACGTTCGACACACCATTTTGGACTCATGCCAAACAGTATGGTAGAAATGTATTAGACAAAAGTATTAATTACTTTATATTCAGAGATGTTATTAGTCAATTTGAAAAGAACAAATCTTGGATACGGTACGAGAATTATAGATGGGCTGGATTCAGTTTACAGAATTTGTTATCAATACAAACTAACATGGGATTGTGATGGTAGAGAGTCATAAAAGAACAATAGCAAGATCAATTGGTTACAGACTAATAGCATTTGTCGTTGCTTATCTAATGTTTGGATTGACAAGTGCTCTGATATTTCATATAATAATGACAATGATACATTATATCTATGAAAGAGTCTGGTTGAAGATCAATTGGGGTATTCAAAATGCGACTGAAAGTGAGGATCAAAAATGTATTATATGATGTCCGCGATCGCTACTCTCCTTCTTGTCTCATTAGTCCTTATAACGACTATACTGGGGACATCGTTCCTAATTTCCCTTGGTTATCTAATAATCAATTCGTAATGACAACAGGAGATCAGGATGCTCCCTATCGTATTCTGGAGAAAGACGCTATTATTTGTGGTTGGACTGTTGCTTCTGAGTCTGATAACAGAGAGCCAACATACGTTTGTATCCCTGGTAAAAATGGTAAACAATACACAGTCACAATGGCTGATTCTGGCTCTCTTTCCTGTAACTGTACTGGTTTCGGGTATCGTCGCACTTGTTCTCATGTTAAGGAAGTGATGGCTGCTTGATGTCTTGGTCTCTTTATCGTGATACTGTTGCTAGATTTGGCTCGTGTGTTGATGTGTTCAATGGTAAAGAGTGTCAAGATATAATTCAATATGCTAAGAGTAAAACATTAGAACAAGGAACTGTTAGTGGAAAAAAAGAACATCAAAACATAAGAGACAGTAATATATTGTTTCTTGATTCAAATGAAATGAGATGGGTATATGAGAGATTGAATGGTCCTGTCCTGGCGTTGAACAAAAGGTTCTTTGGTTTTGATCTGTGGGGAATGACAGAGGGATTACAGTTCACAGAATATAATGCACCCACAGGCAGATATGATGCACATAATGATAGAACAGTCATGGGGCCAATAAGAAAGCTGAGTATTGTTGTTCAATTGACTGATGGAAATGATTATGATGGTGGTGATCTGCAGCTGTTGAATGCAGGGGAGAAATTCCCTGAGAATATGGACAGGAAACAAGGAACAATAATTGCCTTCCCTAGTTTTACTATGCACAGAGTAACAACTGTCACTAGAGGAACTAGGCACAGTCTGGTTGGTTGGGTTTCGGGTAAACCGTTTAAATAAATACACAATTACAACAATGGGAGAATGATATGAAGTATCGTAAGTCCGTTAGAGTTTCTTATACTATTAAGAATGAAGATGGATACATTGTTGAACGTAGGCAAAAGTTCCCTACAATGCAGGATGCAATTGTATTCTTACACCTGATTAGACAGAGCAGATTGGTCGGAAGTCCAGTAATCGAGGAGAAGTGATGTGATTCGTCGATATAATGTAGATACAAATGTTTGGGAAGTAGGATATTACCAATCGACAAGATTTATTATTGTTAGAGTGGAGCGTACGTAATGACTGCTCAAGTCATACAATTTCCTGTCAAACAGAAAATTGAGACCAAAACAAAAAAGTTTGTCGAGGAGGATGACTTTCCTCCCGACTGGCCCTACAAGATTGTCGGCGTAAATGTATTCCCACCAACAACTGCCAAAGAATATTTGGAATTGTGTAAGAAGTTTCTTGAGCCAGAAGATTATACAGATATGTTAATTGGAATTATGGACGAGGATGCTTATGCAGCATTAGAAGTAAGAATGCGTAAATTAATAGATAATTATTATGATTTTGTGAACAGAGCATAACAGTTAGGAGATAGCATGCTAGTAGGAGATAAGTTAAAATACCCAGCAGCCAATGAGGCATATTGTTTGATTACAGCATATCTAAGAGAAGAGAAGATTGGTGCTAGATATAACAAAGAGGATCTATTGGAGTTTGCCAATTTCCTTGCGGAGATATTGAGGCACCCAGAAAACTTTATTGGTGTTGATCGAAAAAAGAAAGAGGAAGACAATGTCTGAGTGGCAGTTCACTAATCAGTTTTTCGAAGAAGGTAGAGAGCATTATCTAGATGGAGGATCTATTAAAGATTGTCCTTACAATTATATATTGGTAGACCAGTCGAACGATAGATTAGTGCAGTCAGAACTCTACAGACAACAAGAATGGATGTGTGGTTTTAAATTTGCACATCAAGGTGGAGCCACTCGTTCTAATGAAAAGAGTGCTTGACTTTTTTTAAAAAGAATAGTATACTTTGTATATGATGGTTGATGTGACGGAGAACTAAAATGGCTCATATGATCGAGATGGTAAATGGTGTTGCTCAAATGGCATATGCTGGTGATGTGCCATGGCACAATCTAGGAAAACAAGTCTCTCCAGACTTGACTCCTATTCAAATGCTTGATGAAGCTGGACTTAATTGGACAGTCTCTAAAGAACAAGCATTTGTGATTATTAATGATGAAGCACAAGAGATTGATCGTTCTGCTCTTGTTCGTTCTTCTGATAATAAGATTCTAGACATTGTATCTAATGACTGGAATCCAGTACAGAATCAAGAAGCATTCGAATTCTTCAATGACTTTATTGCTGCTGGCGAGATGCAGATGCATACTGCTGGTTCGTTACAAGATGGTAAGATAGTGTGGGCATTGGCCAAGGTCAATGAATCGTTCGAGTTGTTCAAGGGAGATAAGATTGATTCTTATCTACTGTTCTCTAACTTCCACAAATATGGATGCTCTACCGATGTGCGTTTCACTCCTATCCGTGTTGTCTGTAACAATACTTTATCATTGTCTCTCAATTCAGCTGTTGAACGAATGGCAAAGATCAGCCATCGTAAACAGTTCCAGGCAGACAATGTTAAAATGATGCTTGGTATCGCCAAGGATAAGTTGACTCAGTATAAAGAGATGGCAGAGTTTCTTGGCTCTAAGATGTATAAGGAAGAAACTCTCGTTGAGTATTTCCAACGCATCTTTCCTGTTACTGGTGACAACGAGAACAAGAAAGATATGTCTCGCAATGCTTCACAGGCTCTGTCTCTCGTTCACGAGCAACCTGGTGCAGAATATGCTGAGGGATCTTGGTGGTCAGCATTTAATACTGTTACGTATATGACTGATCATACCATGGGTCGTTCAGTTGATTCGCGCTTGACTTCTGCTTGGTATGGATATAATAAAGGTCTTAAGACAAAAGCTCTTGAACTCGCTGTAGAGTTTGCTGAAGCTGCTTAATAGGAGATAGTAATGGCTCGTCGCCCAGGTATTGTTAAACGTAAACCAAAGACTGTTCGGGTAACAAAGTCAGAGCAGTATGTGGTTAACCAGAAACATCTGGGCGATGAGCCAGTATTTACCAAACCACTCACAAAACTAGATTACATGAATGCATTGAATTGGTATAATTATATGTGTACCAATATTGAAGCAAAAGAATATCTAGTAACATATCTTAAGAATATGGGCAGAGTAAACGAAGTAAAGAAAATTAAATCTATACCTGATACTCTTGTTCCAACTACCATTGCTTGGATTGCTCGTCTTATAACAAAAGGATATGAACTACCAGTTGATGCTCGACCATATCTGGAGGACAGACTCAACGATATTTGTAATAAATATATTGAGTCAGAACCAAAGGAAACTGATGTCGAGAAACCGAAAGTTTCGATACAAGAAAGAGTTAACGAAAAGGCGCATGATATCTTGGGCGAGGTCGAGGGACTTATTGACGATCACATTGAAGCGAACGATAACTTCTCATTCTACGACTGGCTTCAAGCAAACAATATCCCGTCTTTATATGTTTCTCGTATTATTGACAAACTGAGTCCTGTTCTTGGGGAATTGATTGAAGCATACGAAGGTGAAGATGAACAGATCAAAGAAGGATATAGACGCTACAAAAAAAGCGATCTACAAAAATTTATTAAATTCTACTCTACTATGTGCGATGATGCCGAAAAGTATGCCGGAGTGGCGAAAAGAACTCGCAATCCTAGAAAACCGAGAGTCCAATCGGTCGAGAAAAAACTTAAATCGTTTAAGTACCAGAAAGAAGATAATACGTTCAAAATTGCGTCAGTTAATCCTGAGAAAATCATTGGCGCACAAGAACTTTGGGCGTTCAACACAAAGTATAAGACTCTCTCGGTATTTCGTGCGCTTGACAGAGGAGGTCTTGATGTCAAGGGGACTTCGATCATTAAGTATAACGAAGAAACGTCGACCACATTACTTACGGGTCGCAAATCCGAAGAGATCGTCAAGAAAGTTTTGGAAGGTGGCAAACTTATTCTACGAAAGATTGATCAAGAACTCAAAAACAATGCGTCGTTACAATCGCGCATTAACGAAAACACCATACTGCTGAGGGTGATGTAATGAATAAAAAACTAATCGAAGCGTTGTTAAATGTTATGACTTTTCTTTCAATTGTGTTACTATCTATCATAGTATATGCTGCTTATGAAGAACAACAACACAAAGAAGCTTTTGACAATATGTGTTTAGAAGCGGGAGGAATTCCTCTAAAGTATACTTACCACTATGATCGTAGACAAAACAAAATAGAATACACATGCCTCAGCGTTAATGCTGTTATTGATGTAGAATAGGAGAACAAATGAAACATATTATTCTGGCAGCACTACTTCTTACAACTCCTGCTCTGGCAGAAGATAGACCAAAGGAAATTATTGGTTGTGGCCCAAAAGAAAAAATCAATAAAATATTAAAAGAATCAAATTTTGCTGTGTTGTATCGTGGAGAAGGACTATCTAATACTTACGTTGAGACTTGGATTAATGGTGGTGGTGCCATTACTATTTCTTATGATAAACCAAAAGATAATAAAGCAGAGAACATCAAATCAGTATGCGTTCAATCTGTCGCTGCTCAGGTAATGTATAATAGTGACACTGTGGAGATACTCAACAAAGCATTAGACAAGACATCTCCAAAATTGTGATGTTAAAGGCAACCTACACAGGTAATATTGACGAAATAAAGAAAACAGTATATAATATGGTTGAAGAGTCCATGAAGTTGGACGCTCACGATTTATTCTTAACAAGGGCACACACAACTGCCTTTGTTAAGAATGGCAGAAAACTTCATACTCTATCTGAGTTTGATGAACTTAATGATTTTATATCATCTAATGGTAGACAATGTTTTGAGAATTCTAAAATTGTAATGGCATGGGCAAATGTATATCCAACAGGTTCATATATCAGACCACATAAACATATAACATTTGACAATCTCATAAGTGCTGTGTTTTATTTACAAGGTAATGGCGTATTACACGTTGGTGAACATACTTATAGTTTAGAACAAGGAGAAACATTGTTTTTTCCATCTAACGTTGAGCACTGGTCTGAGCCAAATAAAAACGAACAAGATCGTGTTATGATAGGATATGATCTCTATCATGGAGATAAAACGGATAAAGAAATAGAAATAATTATAAAAGGATTTGAGGAATTCATTAAACACGGAGTAATAAAATGAAAAAGTATATCCTATCAATAATGGTGTTATCCTTTTGTGGCTTGGCTAGTTGCCAATCAGCAAAGTACGCAGAGTGTGCTGTACGGGACGCAACTTCGAACCCATGCAACTGGTAGTGCTTTGCCCGATGAAGCAATAATAGAAGAGTATAGATGATGATTATCATGGATAATCTATTAAGTCAAAAAGAAGTAGATAAGATACATGATATATTGTGTGGGCATGATTTTCCATGGTATTATAACCCAAACACTATCAATAAAGACTTAGAAAGTTCATTCTTTAAAGATAACAACACAATGAACACAGGTCAGTTTACTCATTCGTTTTTTGTTGATGGTTCCATAAAATCTAATTATTTTCGTTTGGTTTATCCATTTTTGTTTTTATTGGAAAAGAAATTTAATAAAGATTTTATGCCGAAATTATCAAGAATAAAAGCAAATCTATTGGTCAAGAACAATTTATTCTCGGGCGAACAATATAATTACCCGCATGTAGATTCAAATTTTTTCCCTGGCGAAAGTTTATTATATTACGTTAATGACTCTGATGGGGATACTTTTATATTTAAAGAGAAAAAAGATGACAAATTTGAGAATGTTACACTTGACAGGAGAATAACTCCACAAAAAGGAAAATCTATTTTCTTTGATTCTGATTATTATCATGCTAGTAGTTGTCCAATTAAATCAGATAAAAGAATAGTGATCAATTTTTTATTTCATAAATAGTAATTGCCGAGGTCGTTGAGAGAAACGAAATAAGCATTCAGGACCTGGGGGCAGTACCCAGCTGGTCCACCATAAACAGATAACAACTGGACGCAGGCTCAATGAAGTAGGCCTCGGCTTGATCACCGAGAAGGTATGGAGAGTGTTATCTGTTTATGATGGGCCAGAAATTAGGATCGACTGGTGTGGTAAAGGTTTAAGGAGACCAAAGACAACGTTCAGGTGCCAACGACAACTACGCACCATTTGAGATTGCTCTAGCAGCATGATCATTGGGTCCGCCAGAACCTCGAAACAGAATCTGGCAATTAATTTGGAGAAGTAAAATGGCTAAATTGAGTAAGACGCAACGATTAATTATGAAGTTCTATAAGGCTATCTCTGATAAGAATGCTAAGAAAGAACGTAAGCTCTGGCTTAAACTCGTTAAGAAGAGTCTTAAAGGTAAGAATACACATCCAATAGTTTGAATACACAGAAAGGTTCCGTAGCTCAGCAGGATAGTAGCAACTGCCTTCTAAGCAGTAGGTCGCATGTTCGAATCATGCCGGAATCACATAAGCACTCCGATTGTATAAATAGCGATGACAATAAGACTATTATACAATCGGAGGTTAGCACTATGTACTATACTATTTATAGGATTACAAATAATATAAACGGTAAATATTATATCGGAATGCACAAAACAAAAGATCTAGAAGATAATTATATGGGTTCTGGAAAATATTTGAAACGTGCCATAGAAAAACACGGCGTAGAGAACTTTTCAAAAGAAATTCTTTATGTATATGACAACGAATCAGATATGAAGAACAAAGAAAAAGAATTAGTTATAGTATCAGAACAAACATACAATCTGAATGAAGGCGGATATGGTGGTTTCAGTTTTATTAATAGAAATAAAATGAATAACGGAAGAAGATCCGAAGAGTCTGAGAAAAGAAGATTAAAATCTCTTTCTGAAACTAGAAAATTGATGATGAAAGATGAAAAAGAAATAATTCATATGAAAACTATTTCGAAAATAGGAAGAGAAAAAGTAAAACAAATTTACCCAGAGGGAACTTGGAAAAACAGAAAACACAAACAAGAATCTATTGATAAAATGAAAGAAAAACATAAAAACAATGGTCATCAAAAAGGATCTAAAAATTCTCAATATGGAACTTGTTGGATAACAAATGGAAAAGAGAATAAAAAAATCAAAACGGAAGATATTGACAAATATTTAAATTTAGGTTATACTAAAGGTAGAATTCTAAATATGGAGAAGAAATGAAAAAGTATCTAATTGCATTATGTATTGCTTTCTCTACTCCTGCCATGGCAGATTATGATGTTGTAATATCAAAACGTCATCAGACTATGGAAGTATACCAAGATGGAGAGTTACTAGATGTTTGGCCAGTATCAACAGCCCGTAAAGGATATTCTACACCTTCGGGAACGTTTAATGTCCAGTCTATGGAATCCATGCATTATTCTAGATTATATGATATGTCTCCTATGCCTTGGTCTATTTTCTTCAATGGAAATATTGCTATCCATGGCACTCCGCATATAAGCGGATTAGGTTCTCCGAAATCACATGGTTGTGTTCGACTTAGTCCCAGTAATGCAGCAATTCTTTATGACCTCGTGAAATCAAATCGCAATCAAACAACCATCACAATCAAATAGGAGTTATAGATGGGCAAATACGATCACTGGTTCTGGAACAGCTGGCTTGTCGATAAGCTGGCTTCAAAGGTATCAAAGTTCAACTCTTGGTTATGGACAAAACAATATGGAAAGAAAGACTGAATGAACGAATCTTTCGCTTGTGAAATTGAGGAAATATGCTGGATGAAAGATGTCCCGTATATGGATGCAGTTGTTATGTGGTGCGAACAGAACAGCTATGAGGTGGAATCTGCTGCCCTATTGATCAAGAAAGACCCAGTACTCCGGGCCAAGATCCGTATGGAAGCAGAGACCGCTAATCTTTTAAAAACAAAGAGAGGTAGAAGTCTGCCATTATAAATAATCGAGCTTCAACATTTGTGGGAGTATCAAATGTTTATCAAGATAGTAGGTAAACCCAAGAAAGATTTATCTACCTATATTGTTAAGAAAGCTGCTCGGTTCTATGGCGAATACTTACTTGGAACTAAACTCTCCAAGAACATTGATCTAACAATTGAATTTGAGAATTTTGATAGAGGATGTAACGAGTACGCTTACTGCGACTGGACCGATGACAATCATCGAGCCAGAGATTTCCTCATAACTATAGACTCAAAATTACCCAAAAAAGAGATCCTATTGGCGCTTGCCCACGAGATGGTGCATCTTAAGCAATACGCCAAGGGAGAATTAAAAGACATATTTCGTCCAGTTCGTATGACTAAATGGTTGGGCGAAAAATATGACAGCGACAACATGGATTATTGGGAACAACCTTGGGAAATAGAGGCATATGGCCGAGAGAAAGGGTTGTTTGTTAAATTTATGAATATATTGAAAGAGGAAGATGAACCCTTATGATTGTTACCGTGAGTATCTAGGTCTTAAGAACCATTTCTCGAAACCAGATTATGATTATTTCAAATACAATGGAAAGATGCGAGCCAATCCAGCATCTTTCCAGAAACGTAAAGATAAGATATTCTTCGAGAAACTAGCCAAACATCCAGAGGTTCATGACTTTCTTGTTGCTAATCTGGCAGATAACAACAAACTATGGATAAGAGACTTAGCATATACGCCAGAGCCAGAGCAAACATACCAGACATGGAAGAAAAGACAACAGTCTCTTGGCTATACGTTTAAAAATGAAATAGAAAAACTAGAAACTCCATTCAATAATAATTTTATCTGTAGAGAAGGAGAACATCCTGTTCTTTTCAGATTATATCTTTCAGGCAGCATATGCTTGGAAACTCTTTGTATTCTGTTAGATTTAACAGGAGCAAAGAAACACTGGGACTCTAAGATGAAATATGATCCTGTATGGGATGAATACAGCTTAAGAGTGAAAAAATATACTCCATTCATTGTGTATGATAAGGACAAGTACCGTAAGATAGTTCTTGACTTTTATGGTTGATTGGGGTATACTAAATAATGATGGCGATACAAATGCCATTCATACACTGTTTATACAACGCTTATACGGAGATAATACATGGACTTCAAGTCACTTAAATCATCATCAGGTTCAAAGTCACTAAACGCTCTAACAGAAGAACTCAATAAGATTTCTAACCAAGAAGGTGGAGGAAAGAAAGGCGATGATCGCTTTTGGACTCCCACAGTTGATAAGGCTGGTAATGGTTATGCTGTTCTTCGTTTTCTACCCGCTCCCCCAAATGAGGATGTTCCTTTTATCCGCATGTTCGATCATGGTTTCCAGGGACCAGGTGGCTGGTATATTGAAAACTCACTAACAACTATTGGTAAACAGGATCCAGTTTCTGAGTATAATTCTAAACTCTGGAACTCGACAACTGACGACAAATCACCAGAGCGTGAACAAGCTCGTAAACAGAAGCGTCGTCTTCACTTTGTTAGCAATGTTTATATTGTTCAGGATCAAGCAAATCCTTCCAACGAAGGTAAGGTTTTCTTGTTTAAGTATGGTAAGAAAATCTTTGATAAGTTGAAGGAAGCAATGGAGCCACAGTTTGAGGACGAAACTCCAATGAATCCATTTGATCTTTGGGCAGGCGCTAACTTCAAACTCAAGATCCGTAATGTTGAAGGTTATCGTAACTATGATAAGTCAGAGTTTGGTAAGTCAGAGCCATTACTTCAGAACGATTCTGAACTCGAGAAGGTATGGAATTCTGAACATTCGTTGAAGGCATTCCTTGATCCTTCTAATTTCAAGAGCTACGAAGAACTAAAGGCCAAGTTGGTTAAGGTTCTTTCCGGTGAGACTTCTCTTAAGATTAAGAAGGCAGAAGAGGAGGATGTTCCTTGGTCACGTTCAGAGGAAGCACCAACTCTTAAGGCAAAGTCAGCTCCATCTTTTGAATCTGCAAAGGTTGGTGGTATGACTGATGACGACGACGATGAGTCGTTGGAATTCTTTAAGAGCCTCGCTGGCTAAAAGAAGGGAGCTTCGGCTCCCTTTTTTATTATGCTAATTTACCTTTGGGACTACCGACCATAGCAAAAATTTTCTCTAAAGATGGTAACCAAACTGGAGAAGCATGGAAGTTGTCAATATAATTCTTTGAAATTTCTGTACCATTACCATGCGCATTAAATGTATTAAATGGATTTGTGTAACTTGGCTGAGCAGCACTGTTACTTCTTTCGTTTTCTTCTCTATTAGGTTGTTGTTGATTGAACATTGGCAATGGTCCAAGCATATCAGCACTTCTAGAAACACCACCTTGCATTTCTGCTGCTTGTGCGCTTCCTGCTCCAAATAACTCACCAACCAAATTACCAATCATTGGGATAGCCATATTCATTATGCCACCCATACCACCCATTCCTCCCATGCCACCCATCATTCCCATCATATTAGACATACCACCCATTGGCATATTCATAGATGGAGTCATTGGTGGTTGTTGTACTGGAGCAGCAGAACCGCCAGACATTGCTGTTGATTGGTTTGTATCTGTTGCTCCGGAAGTTTGGTCTGCTCCTTCATGACCAGAACTTCCTCCACCAATTTGTGCATGTAAATGATTAAAATGTCCGCCAGATCTCCAGATGACCTTATAACCAGCTGCTCTTAATTGTTCTGCAAGAGCATCAAATTTCTTACCCCATACTGGATCATTTGCCTCTACTGTTCCTGGAGGTCCATTTACGTCTATTGCTTCGCCTCTATAATGAGCACTGTTTTTAGCATGCCCTCCAGCTTTCACTCCTCCGAAAGATGGATGTTCAGAAACATTAATTCCTTGACCTTGTAGATATTTACCAAGAGCAACAATGTCTCCAGATGGAACAGAACCTTTCGCTGATTCTTTTTGTCTGGATTCGCTTGATAATATAGGACTTGATTGTGGTGTGGCTGTGGCAGCTGCCGGTGTTTCTGTTCTTCCAGAAGTTGCTGATGGTAAAGCAGCAAGAGATGCAGAAGTAGGCATTTTCTGACCAGTAGAAGCTCCCATACCAAATTTACTTGCAGCATCATGAGATACTTCTTTTCCGGAAGCAAACGCTTCAGGAGAAGTTTTACTAACAGTTTTTTCTAATGAATTAATATAACTTCTGTTTGTTGCCATATCCTTTCCAGGATTCTTTGGCCTCTCGAAGTCAGTAACGAAAGCATCAGCTGCAGCTCCAGTATCAGCATATTTTTTACTGAGATATGTTTTCATATCTCCTTCAGTCATAGCATAATCAATTTGACCTTTCCAATTTTTTTGCCAATTGGGACCAGCTGCAGCCACCATCTTCGAAAATCTATCAGCATGATGTTGGAATAATCCACCTGAGGTGCCATTATCTCCAATTATACCAGAATTAAACCCTGATTCTCTTTGTATATTTGCTAATATACCCATAGCATGAGTTTTGTCGATACCTTTTGATGTTAGATAATCGAATATTTCTTTTGCCATTACAGGATTGCTAATGCTTTTCTCTGCTATTGGCCCAGCTGCTCCGGAAGCAGATGAGCCAGATCTATTACCAGTTAGTGTGTCTACCTTTTCCTTTACCCAATCTTTTGCAGACTCAAACCAACCTTTTTCTTCTTTCTTTTCTGGAACTTTCTGTGCGTCTTTTACGCTAGATGAAACTTCAGCACCACCAAACATATTCATGCTTTTATAAAGGTATTTGCCGAGCATCTCACCACCTTGAGCTCCAGTCAAACCACCAGCAAAAGTTCCAAGTGGTCCACCAGAACTACCCAAAATAGCACCCAAAGTCCCACCAATTGCAGAACCAATACCAGCTGATATTGCTTCGCCTGGACTAGAGCCAGAACTTATACTGTCCATGGCAACGAGGCCAGTAGCAATTAAAGCACCAACTCCCGGTATTCCTTTTATGCCTGCTTTTAATACAGATTTTGTTCCACCAAGAACACCTTTGAATATTGCTTTGGCAGATGCTGTTTTTGAAACAGTTTTACCACCAGCCCCCCAATCACCAGCAGCTTGCTGTAATAGTTCTGTCTCAGAACCTGCCATAGATGCTGCAGCGCCAGCGCCAATAGCAGTGGCAGCACCGGCAGCACTCTTAACACCACCACCAAAGAATCTTGATAGTAATCCTTTTCCTTTACCAAGACCTTTTCTGCCCGATTTTCTGCCATAATTGTTGACTTCAATATCTGGTTTACCAAATAATTTATCCCAAATAGATTCTTTACCACCAATTCCATCTTCTAAATTTTTGAGATCTTTATCAATATCATGTAATTCATCATATAATCTGTCAGTGTCAGCCTGTCTACCTTTATTCATTTTAACAAGTTCAGATAGTATTCTGTTTTGAACATCTAATGTTTTCTGCATTAGATCATTATTGGTGTTGGTTACATTGGCAATCTTATCAATTGACTTTTCGTTCTTCTTTTCTTTTTGTTCTAATTTTGTAATGTATTCTTTTTGTTCTTTGACTACAGAAGTAAGGTCTTTTAGTGCTGATATTGTGGAGGCGTCAATGTTTCTGGCAGCTCTTCTTGAAGCAGATTCTTCTTTTTGTATTTTTTTGTTATCTTCTTCGAACTGCTTCAGTGCTTGTTGAAGTTGTAATTGTCCAGGAGTTGGTGGGACATCACCAATCGGAACAAATTCACCTGGATTTATTTGACCTTGTTTCCTAGCCATTCTTTACCTTTGTGCGTTTCTTGTTTTTTCTTCTTGTTCTTTAATAAACATCGACAACATATCTATATAAATGTCACGCTCAAATGGTATAAGATCTTCAATTTCGCTTATTGAATATTTATGATGTTGTGCTAAACTGAATACTGTTGAATAATAGTTATGCAATGTATTGTGGTTTAGCGCAAGGTAAAAAAATCGTTTAACGAACTTAATACAATTTCTCTATCATGCTCCAAAGAATTCTTATATTTGATTGTGTGTTTCATCGCCGGAAGATTTACCAAAAACTCTCTGATTTTATCAAAAGTTTTAACGTCTAGATCTTCAAGAAACTCTCTGATTTGTTCTAGTTTATAATCTTTTGACTCATAAACATTCTCGCCATCATAGATTTTATCGATACAACGGACAATCAACTCGAAAATGTAATCTTTTTCTGAATTGATAAAATCTTTATCATCATACAAACTGGCTGCAGGATATTTCAGAACAACACCAGAAGTTTTTGTCACTTCAATTTTATTGCTTACGTCTTTCGGGAATTCAACTTCAACTGCATTGAGATCTACACTGAACTCATAAACCTTATCATCTTCAAAATCTTTGTATGCAACTTTAACAACGTTATCTACTGACATGGCACGTAGTTTTAAGAACACGTATTCCAAATCAAAAATAGCAACAGAATCCACATCAAATTTATCATCGACAGAACAATTATTTACCACTTGTTTAATGGCCTGCAACACATCAGATGGAGTATCGCTTTCTTTGGCTATCAATAATAGTTTCTCTTCTTTTACTAAAAATGGTCTGAACTTAAACCCTTTATTCAAAGAAGGTATTTTAATAACATTAATTGGATATGAAATTTTTGGTAAAGACATTATAAATCTCCATGATTATTAATTCATACAAGTTAAGGTGTAGTTGGACTCAAAGAAGTGCCTTGAGTGAATAGAGCTGGAGGAACAGTTGAAGGTGGAGTTGATACAGTTGACACTCCCTGTTCCGGAGTTGAGAATCCAGCTCCCTCTATGGTCATCTCTTTGAAAGATAGACCTACTGTTATTCTTAACAATTGATTGTTGTTTCCCCAATTCAGTTGCATGTCATTGATGGAAATTGGAAAAGCATCATACATGTTAATCGTCTGAGAAACGTTACCATAATTATCAAATACTTCAATGGTTATTTTGGTGGAATATTTCTCTTTGTATTCTAATTCATAAGTTGGTAATTTATTCGTCACGCCAACAACATTATCGGCGCCACCAAAATCAAAAATAGAATTAATCCACAAATACCAGAAAGACCAGATATCTCCACGACCATCAGATATGAAAGAAATAACATTGTCAGTGTAGGCTCCGGAGAAAGGCATTGCTTGTTTTACGCCAATACCATGTCTGAATACATCGCTGCTTTGTAATGTTATCCCAGGAGCTTTCACTGATTCAGCTCTGAAAGTAAGCAACTCTGGTATGTTATTACTTACGCCTTGCATTGTATTAGGAGGAGCAATAGTAACTTTAAAACGGTTATTCTGAAGATAACCATTTTTTTCTATATTTGATCTAAAGCTATCTACATTAAACATTTAAAACTTTCTTATTGAATCTTTATAGACTTGATCAATGCTTACACTAATTGTTGAACCGCCTGGAGCACTCTTAACGAATTTCTGAGTAGGTAGCATCAACGCTATATTCCATTCATCAGGTGCAATATACAGAAAATTAGACCTAACATGCCCAAAAAGATATCTCTTTATACATGGTTTGAAATAAGCATATCTCTTCACAGAGCTTAATATGTCATAAGATATTCTCAATTTGGTTGTTTTGTTCTGTTTGTTATTATTTATAGTGTCATACAGAGCATCCATCAATTTTGCTCTGGCTCCTGGTGGTAAATAATGTAAGTTCAAACCAAGAAACCCATCATTGTAGTATTCAATTGGGAATATCAAAGGATACATGTCATAATATGGTAGTTTATCTTTAGTTTTAGGATCATAGACAAACATATACATTTTGCCGACAGAAGTCTCAGAAAGTTTCAATATTCTTTTGAATGGTTCTTTGGTGTCTATTAGTTTTTCTGTATCGACGCTCTGAACACCTAATGCCATTTTGCGGAACCAGTCGACTGAGTTCTTGGCATCAGCAGTTAATTTTACGTTAGATTGATTTAATAAGTTCTGGAACGTGACTGATGGCATTTATGATCCGCTGGTTGAATTCATGGTATTTATATTAGAATTTGATCCCTAACTCGTGTTCTGTCATAATGATAAAATTCCAACCACGGTCTTTGCAGTATTCATCTGCAGCTTTCCATTTGGCTTGATTTTTACCCCAAGTAACAACCTCATTAATGTATCTTCTCGTTGGTTTGCTGATAACTTCTGGTGGTTTTGTCTGGCTATATGGTTTGACTTCAATCAATATAACATCACCATTTGATTTTTTAATCCAAAAGTCAGGAAAATATCTGTGTATTTTGTTGTCTATCGGTGATCTATAAGGTATAATAATTTCTTCCGAAGACCATTGCACAATTTGTGGATCATCATCTAAACGACTCATCAGTTTCAATTCCCAACGCGAACGGTATATTATATTAGTTGGGTCTCCTTTGTATTTGTTTGGGTTTTTTGGCTTAAAATGACCTTTATATGTTGGCATACAATCTCTCAAACTTTATATAAATAAAATATAAAATATTTATAGAGGGTATTAATGGCCACCTTTCCATCAGACATTAAAAGTTTAAATTATTATATGTCATTTCAGTTTTCACAGTATCAAAGAGGTTCCATTGCACAGGGGGCACAAATAGTTGCCGGTGGTGGAGAAACTTGTGTGTTGCCTATGCCAGAAAAAATCAACGATCATCCAACTGTTGATTGGACTCCTAAGAGTTTTGGCGAAGATATAATGTCAAAGACTCCAGCAATTGTTTCATCAGTTGCTCAGATTGCTGGATACCTTGAAGGTTCCATACCAAATCCATTTTTAGTTATGTTATTCAAATCTCCTGCGTTTAAAAAGTTTACTTTCTCTTGGACATTGGCGCCGAAAAACTCAGACGAAACAGATAGTTTGGATTCTATCATAAAACAATTCAGAAAAAGCATGCAGCCACGTAAAGGTGGTAATTTTGCTGGAACTAATGGAGCAACTCTTGGATATCCGGATGTTGTTACAGTTAAATTTATACCTCAAGATAAGTTATTCAGTTTCAAGCCATGTGTTATTGAGTCTATTGATGTTGATTATACTGGAGCAGGAATGCCAGCATTTTTTAAATCATCAAAGGGTCCAGCCCAGGTAAAATTGAGAGTCAATTTAACTGAAATTGAATATTGGACTCAAGAAGATCTTGCTTAATAAGGTAAAATAATGTCAGAAAAATATTTCGAAAAATTTAATAAAATAACTTATGCAAACACTCAAGCTGTTGATATAACAGAGCGTGTTGTGTTTACTGACAACACATTAAAGAATCCATTTGTTTATTATCTTGATGATATTTCTGGCGGCGAAAGAGCAGATCAACATGCTTACAATACATATCAAGATTCTTATTATAGCTGGTTATTATATTTAACAAATCAAGTAACAGATCCTTATTATGATTGGTATATGAAAGAAAATGATTTCTATTCTTTTATTAATTTAAAATATGGTTCAATTGATGTTGCTCAATCAAAAACAAAATTCTATAGAAATAATTGGTTTTCCTCTGAAACTATATCAGTGAGCGAATACGATGCTCTTCCACCAACGTTATTAAAATATTGGCAAGCACAATATACTCTAAGCGGAAGTATTTTGAATTATAAAAGAAAACAAGACGATACAACTATAAACACCAACAACATTGTTGCATATCCTGTTAGTAATACTAATTTCGTTGCAGATGAAATTGTTAAAGTTTACTATGATGCAAACACAACAGGTCAGGGTCAAGTAGTATTCGCTAATAATGGATATGTTTATATACAACATACTTCTGGATTCACAGTAGGTAATAAACTATCAATATCAGCAAATACTGCTGGTTATGATGGAAGTACTGCTACTATATTTTTAGCTAATTCAGATTTAATATTTGATATTAATGAACAAATATATTATGAGGTACCAACAGGAAATACAGCCCTATCAGCGCTGACTGCTAATACTTATTATTATGTTGTGGCTGCCAATAGTTCTGGTTTTAGTCTTTCGACATACTTAGGTGGACCAAAAGTCGGTCTAAATGATATAAGAACAACTTCAGAAGTTCATCATTTTATTCCACCATACGTAAAGTCAAATTTGTATGGCTATGCTTATATAACAAACAACAGTTATATTTATGGAACAGAAAGTAACGTAAATACTGCTATATACTCTTCTTCTTATTATGCTCAGAATTTACTACCAGAGGAAGTTACTTATTTTTCTCCTGTAACATATTATGATTATGAAAATGAAAAAAATGAATACAACAAATCAATTAAAGTAGTTCAACCACAATACGCTAAACAGGTAGCAACAACACTCAAAGGATTACTGAAGTAATATGGCTGTTCCTGGTGACGTAGATGTTCAGTTCAAAATAGGAAATATTGATACTAGTGGTTTAGTATTGATGGGATGTAACGTATATGAAAGTTGCATTGATCATCACACATATGCTGATATAACTGTGCTTGATTCAAATGATGCTCTTGGGCAAGGGCAATTATCTGGTGACGAAGAAGTAAGTATAAACATCGATGTTCCTGGAGGAAACGGTCAAGGTGCCAATTTCAAATTAGCACTGTTACAAAATGCTGATATGAAACACACTGGTGCAAACAAAGCAAAAATATATCAATTACGTTGTTGTTCTCCGGAACTTTTGAAATCAAGATCAAAAGCAGTAAACAAGAGCTATAATGATCAGACTTCTAACATAGTTAAAGACGTTGTTGAAAATTATTGGGGTTCGGATAAACAATTAAATGTAGAACAAGAGACTAAAGGTAAACAAAGAATCCTAGGTAACAGTAGGAATCCTCATGAATTTATAAAAAGTTTGCATAATAGACATGTTTCTCAAAATTATGAAGAGGATGGTTCATGTTTTTCTTTGTTTGAGCGTAGAAACAATGGGGAACAAGAAATAGTATTCACAACATTCAAAAAAATGATGGACAAAGATATGGGTATTGGATTTGAATACACCCAAGATCCATCAGTTGGTAATAAAACAACAACATCTGGAGACGACTACAAGAACATTATAAATTTTAATGTGCCTGCTTCTTTCTTTACTCCTTACAGATACAATGCAGCTTCTGGTAGAAATTCATACAATCTTGCTTCAGGTAAACAACAAAAAGAAGACAATGAATTTAAAGATTTTCAATTACCAACCGCTAACCAATCTCCAATAAGAAAAGAAAAACAAACAACTAACGAACCACAAAAAGACCAAAAAGATCAATTATATACTTTTGTTGATCCTGCAAACGATAAAGAACAAACTTATATTACGCAGTCTAAATCATACAAGCAAGCAATGATTGCACGTTTACAGAATGATACAGGAGTTATGGAAGTAAATGGTAATCCAGATATAACTGTTGGTAAAACTATGAAATTGAATATTCCAAATAAATCAGATGGCGCTAGTGGCGGCGACCAAGAAAAACAAATTACTGCTAAAGTTTTGGCGTTAAGAGTTAAACATATGATAAAACCAGCTGGTCAAGTTCCAAGATATACTACAGTTGTTGAATTCATGAAAGGTGGGTTTGATGAATAAGTATTACACAGCTGAAGTAAGAAGTGTAAAAGATCCATGGGAATCTGGCAGAGTTCAAGTTCGTATCTATGGTATGCATGACGATGAACAGAATATCAAAGACGAAGACCTTCCATGGGCAACTCCTTTACAACCTATCTATTCTGCAGCAACAGGAAGAATAGGAACATCACCAACTGGTATGATTGTTGGCTCAAGAGTAATAGTATTTTTTATTGATGAAGAACAACAATATCCTGTTATTCTTGGAACATTTGCTCGTGCCGGTAAACAGAAAACCGAAGAAGATAATACTCTTGGTAAAGATGATATAGACGATACTTATAGTGATGTTCCAATGCAAGCCAGAGGATCTCAGTCAAATCCTCGCAACCAAAGATCAAAATTAACTGATCAGAATGCACAAGACGTAACACAAAATGATGACAAATACAATAAAGCACATCATGTTGAAGAATCAGAAGGCGAAGAACTAACAAACAAAGCAAAAAAGAAATATTCTAAATCTGCTAATCTAGCAACTATCGCCAGTGCTAATCAGTCATCTGATTTGATGAGTATGATTTTAAAAGTTGATCCTCAAAATAAAAGCGGAGCACTTCCGCAAGCACCAAAAAACATTCAACAAATACTTCAACTATCAAATATGACAAGTATGTCTGGAATTAATGGCCTAATGAGTGGTGGCCTTGGTGGCATAATGGGAATGCTATCAAATGAACTTGGTCTTGGTGAAATGGTTGGTCAGTTAAGCGGTATGATGGGTGGAATTATGAGTGGTGGAGGAGGAGGTGGCGGCGGAGGCGGAGGAGCTCCTGCTGGTGCTTCTGGACCATACGCTGGAGGTTCTGGAACTGAGACTTATACTTATTATGTACCACAGACAATAGGAACAATCGCAGCGACTGCAGCAGATATTTTAAATATGTTAGGTGGTTCTGTCACATCAACAGATCAGATTGCATCGCTCACAGCTTTACAGAAAGAAGCTCTCTATACTGCTTTATTGGATATGATGAATAGAGTTGCTCCAAAGTATGATGTTACCACAACAGTAACAGCAAATATTTCTGGTAATTCTTTTTATGTATTGGCTCCACCATATAGTGGAATTACTGCAACTGAAATTGTTGGTGGAGTTCCTGTGATTAAAGTAACAACGGCAAACACTTTTCCTGCAGCTCAGTTGCCAGGAGATTTGGTTGATTTTACTTCTGTTCCTAATGGTTATTTTCAAGTATTTACTTATTCTAGTACTGATCCTTATCCTGGTTATATTGAATGGGAAGGACCAAACGGAGAATTAATATTCTCACCAAGACCACCAACCATGCCATACGCTCAACATCCAAATGAAGATGCAGTAAATGCTGGAATATTTGCCATGATTACTGATTTATCAAAACTTGTTACCCTCAAACAAACAACATTAGTTGCTATGACTGGAATAATGGATAAAGGCAACGGCGCTGTTCAGAATCAAGGATTGAACAATTCTATGGGTAATGGAGCTGGAGGTGATGGCGCTATGGCGATTGCTCAACAGTTACTTGGTTTGTTGGGGCAATTATTACAGATGGCACAACAAAATCATTTACCAAATTCTGTATTAAGTCAAGGCAGTATGCAACAAACTTTACAGAATATGTCAAAACAGATGAGTTTTGCTAAAAGAAAAAAAGATGCAGCAAAACAGGCGGTACAACAAAAGAACCAAAAACCACAAGGAACTGCTGATCAGGGTCAGGGTCTTCTGGCTTATGGTCAAGGTCAAACAGAAAATGGAGCAGTTATTGGTGGACAACGTGGTATTGCTGGTGTTGGTGGTTTGAATGTTGGTAATCCATCTTTACCGACTTTTGCGGCAAATCCAGCTCTAGATGGTGGTATAGCTGCAGCTTCTGTCAGCGAAGGTTCAGCTGCAACTCCATCATCAAATTTCTCAGTAAGTACAGGCAAATAATATGTCATCTGCAAATAACAACCAGAAACTACCAAATACAGACATTAAGGTTGAATATCCTTGGTGCCAAGTAACACAGTATTTGAGTGGTCATGAAGAGATTTGGAACAACACCCCAAATAATGAACTTATTAGAATGGCTCACTCCACTGGAACATATAAAGAGTGGGGACAAGATGGCGCCGAGAGAAAACTTGTAGTAGGATCCAGACATAAAGTTGTTGCAAAAGGCCAGTCTACTTCAGTAGAAGGCCAACATGATATATTAAATCTAGAGAATTTAAGAAAAGTTGTTCTTGGTGATGATCACTCAGAGGGTGCTAAAAATTACACAAGAGCATATAATCAGAATTTATTACATTTAGCGAAGAATGAACATTTCCACTATAGTGGAGCAGGTGATTCTGGAATAGGTTCGCAAGACGATTTCGTTCATTATATTGGTTCTGATGATTCTCAAACAAGTCATCATTTATATAATGCAGGTGATCACACCCAATTTACAGGCGGTAATCGTTATTTTCAGACAGCTGGCGAAGATGGCCATTATGTTCAGGGAAATTGGGATACACAGACAGACAAAAAGGCTAGATTGTTTTCAAATGGTGCTATGTTAGTTTCGACTAACAATACCTGGGATGCTGCTTCATCCAAAGCAATGACTTTGACTTCTAAAGATACTCTTACTGCGAATTCACAGAAAGACATGACTCTAAATAGTCAGCAGGACATTACTATTGAAGCGCAACAAACTATTACAATAAAGGTGGGGCAATCATCTATAACAATTTCTAGTGATAAAATTGAAATTAAATCATCGCAAATTAAAATTACTGCACAGGGTGAACTTGACCTTAATGGTCATCCAGTCAAGATTAATGGTGGCGGCATGAATTCACCACCAGTAACGTTCCCATAAGAAAGAAGAAAAATGACAGTCACCAGAGCAGATACTATTACACAGAATACAAAACAGGCTGAATATTTTTCAGACTTTTTGGACTCATTTGCCTCTTCACCATATAGTGGTAATTTGGCCAAAGTAACAAATGAAAATTCTGTGAGGCAATCTGTGAAAAATCTAGTATTAACAAATATTGGGGAAAGGTTCTTTCAGCCAAACGTTGGAACGAATGTTAATAAGTCTTTGTTTGAACCAAACGATATAACCACTGTTTTAGATCTTCAATTGTATATTGAGAATGTTATACGATATTATGAAAAAAGAGTTAAGGAATTACATGTTAGTGTTATTCCTTCAGAAAATGACAGTTATTTGATTGTGAACATAATTTTTTCTATAATAAATAATCCAAATCCCATTGATTTAACGCTAAATCTTAAAAGAGTCCGATAATGGCCGCAAATAGCACCTTAGACCTTACTAGTCTAGATTTTGATAATCTTAAAAATAATTTTGTTACTTATCTAAAATCTCAGACAACTTTCAGAGACTACGATTATACTGGCTCCAATATGAACGTTCTTCTGGACGTTATGTCATATAATACATATCTCAATTCCTTCTATCTCAATATGGTAGCTTCTGAGATGTTTATGGATTCTGCTCAGAAACTAGATTCAGTAGTATCTCATGCCAAAGAATTAAACTATGTTCCGCAGTCTTATAAATCATCAACTGCGAATGTTAATATCGTATTCAATACCATAGGTTTGAGTGGTAAATTAACTGTACCTCAAGGAACAATATTTACTGGTTCTAATTCGAATGGAACTTTTACATTTGTTACTTCATATACTGCAACCTTTACTTCTGCCAATGATGTATATTATGCCAACAATGTAGAGTTATTCCAAGGCAGTTACATAAACCAATCTTTTGTTGTTGATTACACAATAGAAAATCAAAGATTTATTCTTTCAAACCCAAACATCGATCTCAGTTCATTGACTGTTAATGTTATTGAAGGAAACGGTAATTCGAATAATATCTTCTCGCAAGCCACAAACCTGTATGGTCTCAATAACAATTCAGATATATATTTTCTACAGGCATCACAAAATAGTTTATATGAATTAACATTTGGCGACGGTGTTTATGGAAGAATTCCACAAAATGGCGCTGTTGTCAATGTTAATTACAGAATATGTAGCGGTCCAGATGCAGATGGTGTTTCAAAATTCCAGCTTTCTCAAAATTTAAACAAAGTGAATAATGGAACTGTTAATGTTGGTTCTTTGACTCCTCTTGCGAATTCTATTGGTGGAGCCACAGCTGAAGGTTTAGAGAGTATAAGATTCAGAGCACCAAGATGGTATGCTACCCAGGAGCGTGGCGTTTCTAACGATGACTATAAATCATTAATTCTTGCTGAATATGGATCATATATTGAAGATATTAGCGTGTTTGGTGGTCAAGAAATTGAACCCAAACAATATGGCGCTGTTGTGGTTTCAATCAAACCAAATGGCGCAACTATTGTTCCAAATTACCTTAAAAATGAAATAACCAATTATATGTCTGACAAATCTCAGATGAGAATTGTAATGAAAGATCCGGATTACTTGTATGTAAGAGTTGATTCTACTATCAACTACAATCCAACACAAACTACATTATTCGTTAATGATATTCAAAATCTAGTATTAAATAATATTATGAATTTCTCTGCAACAAATTTAGAACATTTTAATAATAATTTTAGATATAGTAGATTTACTGCTAATATTGATACGGCAGAACCAAGTATAATTTCCAATCAAACAAAAATATATCTTGCTAAAAGATTATCTCCTTTGTTAAATTATACAACTTCTATTTCATTCAGTTTTAACAATGCAGCAGATATTGAAACGCCAAATCCAACTATTGGTTATGTTCCTTATACACCATTTTCTGATGAACCAGTTTTGACTTCTTCATCATTCACATATGTCGACCCAACAACTGGTGTAAATTATCCTCTTTCTTACATAAGAGATGATAATGTTGGGAATTTAGTAGTATTTGCTGTCGTAAATGGAATATTTACTATTCTCAATAGTAATTTTGGAACAATTCAATACTCAACTGGTACAATAAGTATATCTACTTTAATTACTTCTTATTACGATCAATATATTTCAATATATATGAAAACATTAAATAAAGATATTATGGTAAATAAAAATCAAATATTATTGATTGAACCAATAGATGTAACAATTAACGCAATAGGCACATCAAACTAATATGTCATTACCCGTAGAAAAATTTATATCAAATTTTGTTCAAAATCAGTTCCCTTCTTTTTACGAGAAAGAAGGACCAAACTTTATTCTTTTTTTACAGGCGTACTACGAGTGGCTAGAAAAAGATGGTAATGTAATAGCAGAAGCGAGAAATCTTTTCGAATACAGAGATATTGATACAACTCCATCAAACACAATACAAGATTTTCTTGTTTATTTCCAAAAGAAATATCTGTATGGAATTCCATATAGTATTATATCTAATAAAAAGTTCTTATTAAAACACATATTAGATATCTATCGCTCCAAGGGAACAGATAGATGTTATGAGTTGTTGTTCAGATTAATTTATAATGAAGACATAGAAATTTATAGACCAAGTTATGATATGTTAAAGGTATCAGATGGAACTTGGATTGAACCAAAATATATTGAAGTAACCAATTCTCCAGTTCTCAACTCCTTGAGAGGAGTTCAAGTAGTCGGAACTATTTCCAACACAGTTGGTATGGTAGAGAGCGTAAATATAGAACCTCTTAACAACAACATTACATGTAGTTTATATATTTCTAACATAATACCAAAAGGTGCAGATTTCGTAATAGGCGAATCAATTATCAATTACGCAAATAATGCAGCTTATAATATTTTTGAAGCTCCAGAGGTTATTGGTTCAACTGCTAATGTTACTATCATCAACGGTGGTGATGGGTTTAATGTTGGTGATATTCTTTCTATAGCCAGTTTTGATCCAACAACTGGGAAACCAGTTTCTTATGGAGTTGGTGGTAAATTAAAAGTTACAAAAACATCAAGATCACAAGGAACACTTGAATATTATATCATCGAAAGTGGAGCTGGTATTACACCAAACACCTCCATATATTTTTACAAAGCACTTGGTGACAATTCTGGATATGGTGCATCATTCAATCTTGGACCATTATCATTCGTTAAAAATTACACATATAATACCGATTTGATTTATGACTACAAAGACACTGTTTTTAATGCAACAACATATAATTTCCCAGGAGATCCTTCTGGTAATGGTTCTATTGGTTTGGTCACAGGTGGTTATGCTATCTATGATCTCTTGTCATATTCTAATAATAATTTTGGATCTGTTTATTCATTAACAAACATTAATCCAGGTAATAATTATATCTATTCTCCTGAGATTTTCCTACGTTCTTCTTTGGTTTCGAAACCAATTAATATTGGAACAATAAGTTATAATAATGCTAATATTTATG